GGTGGAGTAGCAATCCAATCTATGTCAGTTAAATTAGGTGGATTAAATGGATTAAATAACTAAAAATTAAATAAAAAATATAAAAATGGCAGATTTAAAACCTCTAGGGAGTGAAAAACTCGAAGGACAAGATAAATTAAGAAGAATCATGGAAATTGCTCGTTTCAACGAAGCTCTTCCTGAACTTGTAAATGAAACCGCTAAATCTCAATACTCAGTTTCTTTAGCCGATGGTAACAATTATGAAATTGTTAAAGAGAGACAAGGATATATCATCAAAAAAACTATATCTGAATCTGAAACAGATTATATTGAGCCTATGAAAAATAGGAAATATTATTCCTCTTATTCTCAAGCATTGAAAAGATTGAATCTTTTGGCTGGTGAATTAAATAGAGTTAACGAAAACGAAGAAGAAGTTTCACTTTATGGTGAACAAAAAAAATTCGTTTTGAAAACTCCTAAACCAGAACCTGAGGTTTCAGCGGCTCCTGCGGCACCAGCTCCAGCAGCTCCTCCTGCAGTTCCATCTCCTGAGTTACCTCCATCACCAGTACCAAGTGGTGAAGAAAGTGCTGACATGGGTGCAGAAGATGATATGAGTATGGATATGGGAGTGGAAGATGATATGGGTGGAGAAGAGGTTGATACTGAAGTTGATGTTGACGTTGATGCTGAAGAACCATCTGAAGATAAGGTTACATTCAAAACAATCCAAAAACTTACAGGTAAATTAACTCAAAAAATTAGAGTATTAGATAACGAAGAAGGAATGACTTCAGAAAATATCAAATATGTTATCAATATGGTTTTATCTTCTTTAAACTTAGGTGAACTAACTGAAGAAGATAAAGAAGACATTATGTCTAAATTCGAAGGTGAGTCTGAAGATTTAGGTGCTGATGATATGGGTGGTGAAGATATGACCGACGATACTGAAGTTGAAGATATTCAAGCTGACATGGATGTTGACATCGACCAAACACAACCTGAAATGGGTGAAGGTCACGGAGCAATTTTCGATAGCATTTTCAAAGAATCAAAAGTTGATAAAGTAATTTCGAAATATTTTGAAGTTTCAAAAAAAGAAATTTTAGAAAATAAAGAAAGAAAAGCTAACAAACAGCAATTGATTAGAGAAAGTGTAATAACAAAGATGAAAGATGTTGTGAAAATGACAGAAACTTTCGAACAAGAATTGGCGGCTAAAAAGTTCTTAGAAGAAAACTATAACTTCCAATTTATCGGAATTACTAATAAGAAAAATTTGGTGTTTGAAAATAAAACAAAACAAGTTAAGATTTCACCAGAAGGATTAGTAATATGAGTTATTTGATTTACGTAAACGGATTAGGACCCAACTATAAAGGAGACAACCTTTACGAATTCATTTTCTCAGATAATTTGGATGTGTGGGGTGAGGCTTGGGAGAGTAAACCATCAAATGGTTACCCAACACCACCTGAATTAAAATATATTAAAAAAGTAGGAGTTCTGAAAAAAACTGATGTAAAGTTGGAATTGATTCAGAACTCCGATTTTTTTTGTATGATAGACGCAATGGATGATGTGGTTGCGTTAGCCTGGGAAAGTGAGGAAGAACAAGGTCAGAAAAGACTTGTTTTTAGATTCGGTGAAGAAGAACAAAAAATAAAAGACAAACTCTACGAAAGAGATTTGATATTAGAATTTGAAAAGAAAGTTGTATATGAAAACTAACTTAAAAGCACTTCAATTAATTGAAAAAGGGTTATCGGCAAAAACTGTCCATAAGTTGACAGAATCTCAAATCAATGTTTTACACAAAAGATTGATTGTAGAGGAAATAAAAAAAACTGTAACAAATGTAACCTATGACCCATCAAACTCGGCTGACCAACAAAAATTGGCTCAAATGGGTGTTCATATTGACCCAAGTAGTAAAAAAATAACTATGAGTCAAACAGGCGGTGAAATCACTACCGAAAATGAATTAGATGAACAAGGTGGTGTGGAAGTTGATAAAGATGATGCGAGTGCTGGAGAATACACACAAGACATGCCTCAAAAGTCGGCACCCGATGGAATGGATGATGACTTAGATAATCCGAAAGAAAAGAACATGATTGGTGCTGTTGAATCTATTGAAGAAGCAAAGAAAAAGGGAAAAAAAGACAAAAACAATCCTTGGAGTATTTGCACAGCACAATTAGGTAAAGAGTTTGGTACCAGAGAAAGACACTTGTGGAGTGCTAAAGAAAAGAACAAATATGAAAGATGTGTAAAAGACGTGAAACAAAGTTTGAAGGAAGGAAAAAATCCTGTATCTTTGTTTCTTGAAAGTCAAATTATGAAGATTGTAGAAAAGAACTTACCACCGAAAATCACAAAAGGTGATTTATTGAAATATTTGTCTGAAGCTCCTGCAACAGCACCTTCAAAACCAAAAACATCACCAACAACAAAACCAGGAAAACCTGGGACAAAACCACAAAAACCACCAAGTCCTTTCAAAAATCCTAACCCTAATGAAAATCCCGCTCCAAAAGCAAAAAAGGTTTCTGCCGAAGATGCTAAGGATGAAGTGATTGATGCAATTATTAAATTATTACGTAAATAAAAATGGCAAAGATAAAAGAACAAATAGATTACGGTGGAAGACGAGAAAGAATGGACCCAAATTTGGAAAGAAAGTTAGGTAGTCCTGAAAATCTCTACGCTCAAAACCCTGCGATGAAAAAAGGTCCTGCTGATGTGCAAAGACTAGTAAGTCAAAGATTTGGTAAAGTTGCGGATAAGTTAAAAGAGGTTGTTGGAAACCAAAATATTAGTTCTCAACAAGTTCAAGGGATGATTTATAGTGAAATGATGAGAAGACTCCCAAATATTATGAGAATTGAAGCTGCTCATAAAGAAGAACTTGAACAATTGGCCGTCGAAGCTTCTTTAGAAGAAGGAGAAGTTCCTGAAGGAAGATATCAAATCGATGCTCAATTAGGTCAACCTGACACAGGTGATTTCAGATTTGAACCTGAAGATGATGAGAAAGAAGAGGAGGAAAAAGAAGACGAACTTGACATACCTTCATTTGATGTTGAAGATTTAACAGATGAAGAACAATTAGAACTTGAAAAACACAAGAGAAATATTATCAATGCAATTATCCAAGGTGCTGCAAAAAAAGGTCATTACATTTTTCAGAAACCTTCAGTAAAGGCGAGATTGGATGAAATAGACCCATCGTTATATAGAGATTATCTAGGTATTATGGCAATCAACGATTTCATGTATTTTACCATGGAACAAATGATTGAGATGATGAGTCAGACAGGACAAGGTGTTGCTGGAAAAGTTAAATTGAGTAATGCCGATGAAGATGAAGAGGGCGGTGAAGAAAGTGGTGAAGGTGCACCAGATACAAAAATCAGTGCAACTGGTTTAATATTCCCAATATTATGTCATGAAATAATAAAAGGGTTGGAGGAAGCCAAAGGTAGACATGGATTACCGAAGGAACCAGGTTTACGTCAAAAAGTTCAATCACAAGTTGATACTTTGGCTAACGAACCAATGCAACTAAGAATAGGACCTGAGATTGTTGAAAGACTCAGAAACGCGCTACCAGATTCAATGTTTGATGAATCAAACAAAGGTCTAATAAACTGGTTCCATATCTTGTTATACCAAATACCGGCACAAGAATTCTTGGAAATTATAGGAAATGCCATCTCAGAAGATGAGTCAAAAATTAAAAAAGCAACTTCAAAATTTGAAGAAATAATGAAAGAGGCTATTAATATGAAATCAGAATTTGAGGATTACAAAGAGGAAGAAGATATTGATTCTGATGAAGATGATGAGGATGATTTAGATGATTTTCTGAGTAGTTTGGGCATATCTAGACCCAAATAATAATTTGTGACTAAAGAACAATTAATTATAGAAGTTACGAAATGTATGAGGAACACTCCTTATGCGCTTCGAACTTATTTACAAACATACGATAATACAGTATCAAAGTATGTTCCATTAGACCTTTTCCCTGACCAAGTAAGTCTTATTGAGGATTACGATAAATTTAATGAAAACATCGCTTTGAAATATCGTCAGGCAGGTGTGTCAACAGTAACAGCAGCTTGGGCGTCTAAAAAACTTGTATTTGCTAAAAAACAAAAACCCGAGAAAATTCTAATCATTGCCAACAAATTGGATACATCTGTAGAGATGGCCAACAAAATCAGAGGTTTTACTGAGCAATGGCCAGCATGGGTTGGAGTTACGTTTGCAAAAGAAAAAAATTCTCAAAGACACTTCAAACTAACGAATGACTGTGAAGTGAAAGCTGTGGCAACATCAAAGGATGCCTTGAGAGGTTATACCCCTACCATCCTTATTTTTGATGAGGCGGCGTTCATTGAGGCTGATGGGGACTTTTGGTCAGCGTGTATGGCCTCACTATCTACGGGGGGTAAAGTTATTGTTGTTTCTACACCGAACGGTTACGACCCAATATACTATGAAATTTACGACCAATCGTTAAGAAACATGAACGATTTCAAAATATCTGAGATGTTTTGGTATCGTGACCCGAGATATACAAGAGATTTGTATATGGTTAAGACAAATGATTTAGTTCATTATTTGTTGAATAGAGAAGAATATCCGAAAGACGCCGTGGTAGATTTATCCACAGAAAATCCATACGACAGAGACCATAGTGTAACCACAGACTACATAGAACAAGGATATAAACCATGTTCTGCTTGGTTTGAAAGTATGGTTAAAAAACTCAAATACGATAGACGTAAAGTTGCCCAAGAATTGGAATGTAACTTTTTGGGGTCGGGTGATAACGTATTTGAATCCGAATTGATGCAAAATATTGCAAAAAACATGCTGAGAGAACCATCGGCAAAACTGATGGGAGGGTCACTTTGGATTTTCAAAGAGCCGGTGAATGGTCACAAATATGTGATGGGTGTCGACGTATCCCGTGGAGATTCTGAAGACTTCTCCTGTATTCAAATTATTGATTTTGACGAAAGAGAACAAGTTTTGGAATATGTTGGAAAGGTTCCACCTGATGTAATTGCTGAGATTGCTTATAAGTGGGGAACTATGTATAACGCCTATTGTGTTGTCGATATCACAGGAGGTATGGGTGTTTCGACTGCAAGAAAACTACAGGAACTGTCTTATGGAGGTGGATTATACGTTGATAACGTTGATACGTCTAACAAATGGAAATGGGACCCTAAGTTGAATGAAAAAATACCTGGGATAAATTTCAACAGTAAGAGGGTTCAAATTATTGCTGCGTTAGAAGAAGCTGCAAGACATGAATTTAAAATTTATTCGAATAGATTATACAATGAAATGAATACTTTCATTTATGTTAACGGAAGACCTGACCACCAAAAAGGTCATCATGATGACTGTATTATGGGTATTTCTATGGCGATTTATGTTGCAGAAAAATCCTTTCAATCTTTAACTAAAGTTACAAATCATACAAAAGCCATGTTAAATTCTTGGACAAGTAACGTTCATGAAAATAAAAACACTTCTGATTTCTTCAATCCGATGGTTCCACAAATGGGTAAAGATGCGAGAGGTTATAATAATGGTCCATCTAAAAAAGACTACGAAACATATAAGTGGTTATTTGGGGCTTGATAGTATTTATATTATCGAAGTATTAAGTAAAATTGTATCATGGCAGAACAGAATTTAACGGTTTGGCAACGACTATCCAAAACTTTCGGACCTAATTCCCTTTTAGGTCAAGATTATCCGACTTTTAAGTTTGATAAAAAAGAAATATTACGCACAAAAAGTAGGGAAGAATACGAGAAGGAAAAACTTCAAGCACAACAAACTTATTATTTGGGAAACCAGTGGACTAAGGTTGAAAACAATCTTTATTCACAAGCAATTTATTATGAGCCATCAAGATTGTCCGCTCAGTATGATTATGAATCTATGGAGTATACTCCTGAAATTTCCGCCGCTTTAGACATTTATGCCGAAGAATCTACTACGACTAATGAAGATGGATTCATTCTTCAAATCTATTCTGAATCAAAAAGAATAAAATCAGTTCTTGCAGATTTATTTAACAATGCTTTGGATATTAACACCAACTTACCAATGTGGACAAGAAACACTTGTAAGTATGGTGATAACTTTGTGTATTTGAAATTGGACCCTGAAAAAGGTATTGTTGGATGTCAGCAGTTACCAACTATTGAAATTGAAAGACATGAAGTTGGTGCTAGCCAAAAGATTTCAGTTTCGATAGAAAAAACTGAACCAAACAAGGCTCTTACATTTACATGGAAGAACAAAAATATGGAATTCCAAACATGGGAAATTGCTCACTTCAGATTATTAGGTGACGATAGAAAACTTCCATACGGAACTTCAATGTTGGAAAAAGCAAGAAGAATTTGGAAACAATTATTGTTATCTGAGGATGCAATGTTGATATATAGAACATCAAGAGCACCTGAAAGAAGAGTGTTCAAAGTATTCGTAGGAAACATGAATGATGATGATGTTGAAGCATACGTTCAGCGTGTTGCCAATAAGTTCAAAAGAGAACAAATTGTTGATAGTAAGACAGGTAACGTTGATATGAGATTTAACCAAATGGCTGTTGACCAAGACTATTTCGTTCCTGTTCGTGACCCTGCGGCACCAATGCCAATTGATACATTACCAGGTGCAACAAACCTATCAGAGATTGCCGATATTGAATACATTCAAAAGAAACTTTTAACTGCACTTCGTGTTCCTAAAGCATTCTTAGGTTTTGAAGAAGTTGTTGGTGATGGTAAAAACTTATCATTACAAGATATTAGATTTGCTAGAACGATTAACCGTATTCAAAAGAGTATGTTGGCGGAACTAAATAAGATTGCGATTATTCATCTTTTCTTATTAGGTTTCGAAGACGAACTATCTAACTTTACATTAGGTTTAACAAACCCATCAACTCAAGCTGACTTGTTGAAGATTGATGTTTGGAAAGAGAAAGTTTTATTATATAAAGATTTAGTTGCCGACCCAGGAAATGGTATACAAGCAACATCATCAACTTGGGCTAAGAAACATATTTTTGGTTGGTCTGATGAAGAAGTTAAACTTGATTTACAACAACAAAGAATTGAAAGGGCTGTTGGTGAAGAACTTAAAGCAACTGCAACAGTAATCACTAAGACAGGATTCTTTGATAACATTGATAAGCTTTACGGCACAACTACAGGAACAACTCAAACACAAGGTGCTGAAACGGAAATTGAAAGTCCGTTACCTTCATTCGGAGGTGGTGGGTCAACACCTGAATTACCTGAACCAGCCGCAGAACCAGCGGGAGGAGAAACTCCACCACCACCGGCAGAAACAGGAGGAGCAGAGGCTGGAGTAACACCTGAATCCAAAAAGAAAGATTTTAACATTTTAGTTGAAAACAACATGATTGAAGGGGACGAATTCCTTGATTTAGGAAAAGCTAGAGAATCTTTGGGAGAAATTTCAAAAGAATTGGATAAGTTATTAAATTCATAATATTTATTTGAAAATACAAAAAATGACTTTCGGACAAGTAAAATCCATTATTGAAAAAAATCTTATAGAATCCTATAGGAATGAAAAAGAATTTAAAAAATCTTTGAGAGAATTTAAAGAAAATGTTCTCAACAGTAAGTCGTTGTCCAAGGTTTATAACTTGTATGACCAATTATCAACTTCTCAAGGTCTCAACAGTTCTGATGCGAATGAATTTTTGCACGAAGGAATTGGTTTGATTCAAAAATTATTACCAACTATCAAAATGCCAAAAAGTATATCTGAAAGTAATGAAAATTTATATTCAGATATTGATACTTTAGTTTACACAAACAAACTTAATATTCACGAAAGATTACAAGCGAGAAAAAATCTTGTAAAAGTTTTAATGTCTGAGAACAAAGTTGTAAAAGAATCAATACAAATTCCTATAAGCACTATGGTTAAAATTGCTAACCAAACTTTGGAAAATTATGTTGATACGATGGATGAACAATCTAAAAAGACCTTCATTGAAATTTTGAAATCAGATGGAGATAATCTCAAAGAAGATTTCTCAGTTTTAAAGGAAAAAACTTTGGAAAAATTAAACTCAATACTCGGTGAACAAAAAGAAAATGACGTTATTGAAAAAATAACAGAAACAATTAACAAATTGAAAGGGGAAGAGTTTAATCAAATTAACTATTTCAAATTGGTTAATTTAGAAAAAAATTTATAATTCGTTAAGTTTTCTTTGTTTGTAAATTGCTTTCAATTTCTGAGCTCTTTTCTCAACAGACTTTTTAGTAAATTCTTTTCTATTCAACAATTGTTGATTTTGTTTAGTTTTGATTACTTTGGATTTCAAAGTCTTTAAAGCCTTTTCAATATTTTCGTTGTTTTTTATTTCAATTATTAGCATATTAAAAATAAATATTATTTGTTTTTATAATTTTTGACATTGAGTTTTAATAGTGTTATTTTTAGTAAAATAAACATTCATAATATGAAACTTAATGAAAAAAGGGAAAAGTGTAAAGTTGAATCTTTACAGTCCAATTAAATCTGTATATGGAACAGTCGATTCAAAAAATTTAAAATCAATTTACATTAACATACAATCTTGGGTTTGCCCGAAAAAAGAACATGATAATTGGAATAGAGTGGTTTGTAATCTGAATCGAGAAATAAAACATTCTGTTTTTAATAGTATATCACAAACAGTTTTCATGGACCGAAGTATTGTTGATTTAGACCTAAGAACAAGTGGAATTTCAACAGGAAAAAAATCATTTTTCAATTTAGAAGTAAACCTTTATACAAACGAAGAATTAGATTTCAAATCACAAGAATTGAAAGATTCTGTCAAAAGAATTGTAAAAAACATCTTCACTAATAATCTTTCAAATAACAACTATTTTGATTTTTATAAAACCAAAAAGTAAAATAACTATTAAACTTACTCAATCAGTATATTTATTTCTAAAAGAGTTATGAAGAAATTAAGAATTCTTGAGGCTAATGAATCAGGTCACGGAATACTGATTGAGATGGATGCTGGTTATGTATCGCCCCGTGATGAGATGAACGCTGCCATTCTTAAAGAAGCCGTTAAATTAGACTACAAAAACCCTTTTGAGTTTTATGCGGTTTTACAAAAATATGATACCCCAAATAGGAATGGTAGATTTTATCCTGAAAGAATCCTTAAGAGAGAGGCAGAAAGATATAAAAAGATGATTGCTAAAGGATTATCAACTTCGGAGTTAAACCACCCAGAATCGTCTCTGATTGATTTAGACAGAGTATCTCACATTATTACGGATATATGGTGGGACAAAAATATCTTGATGGGTAAACTTAAACTATTAACATCACCTGGATTTCATGAAAGAGGGATTGTTTCAACTAAAGGGGACCAAGCGGCAAATTTAATGAGACAGGGTGTAACAATGGGGGTTTCTTCAAGAGGTGTTGGTTCGTTAAAAAAAGTCGGAGAAAGAAATGAAGTTCAAGATGATTTTGAATTAATTTGTTTTGATTTAGTTTCTTCACCTTCTACACCCGGGGCTTATCTTTTTTCAGATGTTAACGAGAGAGAAAAGTATGAAGAAAATCTTGAGGAAGAAAAGAAAGTTACACAACCCGAAAAGAATTTAGACAAGTCTATTGATTTGATGAAAAAACTTACCGATTTTTTAGGAAAATAAAAAAACTAAATTATGGACGAAAAGTATTTTGTTGCAAAGATTACCTATGACCTACCTGATGAAAATTCTGGTAAAATCAAAAAAATCAGAGAAGAAAAATTAGTAAAAGGTTTTTCAGTAACCGATGTTGAAGCAAAGGTTACAAAAAAATATGAAGGATTCTCTCACGATTGGAGAATAACTTCAGTTTCAGAGAGTAAAATCGATGAAGTAATTGATTAAAAATTTAAAGTGGTCATAACGACCACTTTTTTTATTTTATGAAACTATTTATAATAAAATAATTAAAAAATGATTTTCATTATAAATTACAAAGACCAAAGTTCAACTTTATTAAGTGCAACAACATGGTCAGATGCGGCAGCTTACGCAGAAGGAACTGGAAAAGTTATTTCTTCAATTAATGAACCTAATAATTCAGTATTGGTTTTAAATTCTCCACTCTCCGACAATTTTTATCAATTGACACTTGTAAACAAAACAACAGGTGTGGGTTCTCTTTATTTTCTTTTTGAAGAGAACTTCCAATCTTTGAGCAGTTGGATTGCATTACAAACAAATTTTGAGGTAACAAATATATCTTATCTACAAAGAAATTACGTTGCAATATAAGGAAATAATACTTTTTTCTTATTTGACACTATTTATATGTTAAATTAAACAATTTTTCTATGCAAGAAAATAAAGATGTAGTACAAGAGGCGCTCATTCGAATGAAACAAGTCGAAGATGTAATCGCCGAAAATGCAAAAGGAATACTTGCTTCAACTATGAAGGAAGAAATCAATCAATTAGTAAAAGAATCTCTATCTGAACAAGATGAAGACGAGGTTGAATTAGATGTAGACATGGACGATGACGCTGAAGAAGTGGACATGGACATGGATACTGATAACGAAGACGAAGTCGAAATGGATATGGACTTAGATTTAACTGACATGGATTCAGAATCTCCTATTGATTTAACAAATGCTTCTGACGAAGAAATTCTTAAAGTTTTCAAAGCTATGGGCGAAGAAGATGGTATCATTGTAAAGAAGGATGGCGAAGACATTCATCTTACTGATAACAACTCTGACAGCGAATACTTGGTAAAACTTGGAGAATCAATGGAAGAAGAAATGGACGAACAAGAAGAGGAAATGGATGAAGAAGAGGAAGAAATGGACGAATCATCTCATTATGGTGGTAACAAAGGTG